CGAGGGCGAGATCACCGACAAGGACAGCGTCGCCGCGATCAAAAAGGGCTTTAACAGCGAGTTCGGCGCAGAAGCCCTGCCCGCGCTCGAGGCCGACATCGCCGCTGCGAAAAAATAATGGCCAAAACGCCGGCATGGACGCGCAAGGAAGGCAAGAACCCGCGTGGTGGGCTCAATGCCAAAGGCCGCGCGTCCTACAAAGGCGGTACGCTCAAGGCCCCTGTGAGGTCCGGCGACAACCCGCGCCGTGCGTCGTTTCTCGCGCGCATGGGTGGGATGCGAGGACCAGAACGCGACGCCAAAGGCAACCCGACGCGGCTGCTGCTGAGCCTGCGCGCTTGGGGCGCGAGCTCGAAGGCCGACGCAAAACGCAAATCCGCCGCCATCTCCAAACGCAACAAAGCGAAAGGATAAGCCATGCCCAAACGCAAGGGGTTGTACGCCAATATCAACGCTCGCAAGGCGAAAGGGATTAGCCGCCCGAAAAGCAAATCGACGATCACGCCGAAAGCCTATCGGTCGATGAAAAAGGGCTTCAAGAAATAAATGGACTGGAACGATCTGCTCGCGCCGCCGGCGCAGCTTGCCGTCGAAAACGAGCCTGACGATCTCGACAAGCTCTACGCTCGCGTATTCTCGACTCGCGACGGTCAGAAGTTGTTGGCGCATTTACGCGCTGTAACCATCGAACAAGCCACTTGGTACCCGGGCGAAGACGCCAGTCACGGGTACGCGCGCGAGGGACAGAACAGCCTCGTGCGCGAGATCGAGCGTCGTATTCAACGTGTAAGGAAACCTGATGACTGACGAAGCGACCGTCGAAACCGATAACGCTGAAAGCGCCGGCAACGACGACAATCAAAATTTACTCTCAGCAACACCGACTGAAACAACCGATGAAGTTACCGAGCCCGAAGCTGTACCGCACCTTGTTCAAGAAACCGACGCTTTGGTTGAGGAGCAAAGCGAGGAGCCTGCACAGCGCCCTGAAAATATTCCAGAGCAGTTTTGGAAAGATGGCGGCGTGGACGCGGAGGCGATGGCGAAGGCTTACTCTGATTTGCGCGCGAAAATGGACAGCGGGAAGCACAAAGCTCCGAAAGACGGCAAGTATAGTCTCGACGCGGTTGAAGGCGTTGAGGCCGATGACCCGGCGCTAGGCGAGTTCCTCGAGATCGCGCGTGACGAAGGCATAAGCCAAGGCACCTTCGAGCGCCTTACAAGCTTCTATCTTCAGACCGTCGGCGCGATGAACGAGGAAATTGTGCATCGCCGCGACGAGGAGCTTGCGAAGCTTGGCCGCAACGCCGACAAAGTGATTGCGTCGATGGATAGCTGGCTGACAAAAATGAACACCGCTGGCGTGCTGTCAGGAGCCGAGCTCGAGGCCGTTGCCAACGCGTCCACGAATGCGACGTTTATTTCCGCGCTCAATAAAATCCGACGCAGCTACAACGAGCCCGACATTCCGACGGCCGAGGTTGGCGAGCCGGACGCCATGACGATGGACGATATCGCGGTGATGATGGCCGACGATAAATACGGCGTCGACCCGGCCTACACCCGGCAAGTCGAGCGCAAGGTATACGAGCTGCACGGTGAAAAGCTGTAGCCGATATATCGTCTACGCTGTGAAACTGTGCCTGTCTCGATTAGTCTAGCTGGAACGCCGGAATCTTTTTCTCCAACGTTCGTTTTTGTCGCCTGACTTTGGTCAGGATAGTTTGATTTCGTTTGATTGCGGCTTTCGCTTTTTTCATTCGATCTTCTGCCGCCTCTATCCGGCGGTCTAGTTTTTGCACCTCAATTCGCAGCAGTTCAGTTTCCGATTTCTCAGGCTCCGGCTTTGGGGCCAGCTTGCCTTCGTGGAAACCATGTTTGAGAGCGTAGTCAGTGAGATCACGCTCTAGTCTGAGCTGCTCGTTTGTGTGGTGGCGCTCAACCCAATGACTGAGACCGTGGATGATCTCAGGCCACCCGGGGGTGTACGACCTTGGTCTGTTGCGGTTGATGCTCCAGACGCCGCGTCGGCACCAAGTGTGCCGATTGCCGCTTGTCATTTTTATCGTGCCGCGAAACTTGCGGCCCGTCGCTTTGCGGTACAGCCGCTTGAAACCCCGCTGCGCCTCAATGTCTGATTGGGGCACACGTTGTTCTGGCGGGACACCGCGCCACTTTTGATTGACAAGTCGATTGTAATCATCGTGCGTCGGACGTTTTGCATAATAAGCCATCTTGTCCTCCTTTGAGTTGGAAGACAGGCACAGTATTCACGATGTTCAACAGCAAGTCGAGAACGCCTCGACCCCTGTATTCTAGCATCCGGGGTTTTGAGAATTACTGAAAACAGGGGGATTTTACTGTTTTCAAAAAATAAGTTCTTGGTTTCGCTTAACAAAAAAAAATCAAAAAACGCTTTTTTTGGATTTTGATGTTTTTCCAGCAATCACAGGTTGAGACCCAAATATGGATGATTACGCGGCTGAGCTGAGTGTCGGCGAGCTGCACGGTGAAAAGCTGTAGCCGATATATCGGCAACGCGATTGCGTCGAAATGGTTAGATAAGCCGTCCGATAACCGCGCTCGCGCGGCCGGCGACGCGTACTCGCGGCCCGCTTGGATAACCGCAAAATCGAAAATCAACTTTTTATGGAGAAAGCTATGGCTACAATTAGCCCCGCTTTCGTCACGATCTTCGATAATGAGGTTAAGCAAGCCTATCAGGCGTCCCGCGCACTAGGCGGCCTCGTTCGCGAAAAATCGGTCGAAGGCGATACCGTAAAGTTCAACAAGCTGACGAAAGGCGTCGCGTCTGTGCGTACTCCTCAGTCGGATGTTGTGCCGATGTCTCTCACATACTCGCTCGCGTCTGCGTCGATAACCGACTACATCGCGGCCGAGTATTCTGACATTTTCAATCAGTCCCATGTTGGTTTCAGCGACCGTCAGGAGCTCGTCGGCGCCGTCGGTAATGCCATCGGGCGCCGTATGGATCAGGTCGTCATCGACGCCCTCGATGCTGGCACCTCGATTGCCGTTGCGAACACCGTTGCCGAGGATGGCACTTCCGGTTCCGCCAGTGATTTGAACACGGGCAAGATTCGAGCTGCCAAGAAGTCTCTCGACAAAAACAATGTGCCTCCGGGAGATCGCGTGCTGCTTATCCACGCGAACAACCTGTCGTCACTGCTTGCACAAACAAGCGCGACGAGCGCGGACTTCAACTCTGTTCGCGCATTGGTCGATGGAAGTCTCAACACATGGCTGGGCTTCAAGGTGGTCACTATCGGCGACCGTGATGAAGGTGGTCTGACCATCGACGGCTCGAGCGACCGCTCCTGTTACGCGTTTCACAAAAACGCGCTCGGCATGGGCATCTCGATGAATCAGAAGTCCGAGGTCAATTACGTTGCCGAAAAAACCTCGTTCCTCGTGTCCAGCATGTTTGGCGCAGGCGCCGTGGCTATCGACGACGGTAGCGCTGGCGGCATCGTCAAAATTACCTGTCGGGAGAGCTAATCATGGCATTTGCACGATCAGGATGGTCCCCCGCTGGTGGTCAGAGCCTCAAAGGTTCTGCGCCTCAGATTTGGACCTACACGACGACCGACGCCAAGACCGTTGTCGACGGCGCTGGTTACTTCAACAGTGTCTCTGACGACGTTACCGTCGGCGACCTAATCTACAGCTACGCGTCAACCGGAGGGACGGCCACGGCTACTCTCCACATCGTACTCAGCAACGCCAGCGGCGTTGTTGATGTATCTGACGGCACTGCAATCGCAGTCAGCGATAGCGACTAAAGTTATGGCGCGGGGGGCTTCAGCTCCCCGCTCCTAGCCTTTTGAGGACGACGCATGGCCACGGGCGACACGAAGCTATCCATCTGCTCTGACGCCCTCATCATGCTCGGCTCGTCCCCACTATCTTCATTTTCCGAAGGCACTGACGCGGCGCAAATTACTGATCGCTTGTATGACGATCTCCGCGACACTGTCCTTCTCTCATATCCTTGGGGCTTCTCGCTCAAGAAATCGCAGCTCGCGCGCAGTGTCGATACCCCTGAGAACGAGTGGGAATATAAATACCCCCTACCCTCGGACATTATCGGCAGCGGCCCGCGCGCTTTGTTTACGAGCGGCGATGTTGGCGCGCGCGCAATAACTCACGGCTGGGAGATTTACGGCAGTGATGTTCAGACCGACTATGACACGGTCTACATCGACTATCAGTTTCGTCCGAGCGAGGACGTTATGCCGACTTATTTTGTGCAGCTCCTCAAATACTGGACCGCGTGGCACATCGCCGAGGCAGTGACCGATCAGCTTACCAAGGCTCAGTATTTCCAAAGTTTAGCTGTCGGCAATCTCAGCGAAAACATGCGCGGCGGCATGATGCGAGCGGCCATGCAAATTGATGGTGGATCACGTCCGGTCGCTGGCTTCCAAGACTTTCCGCTCGTCACTACTCGAGCGAGCTAATGTCTCGCGTCGTTCGTATACAGACGGATTTCGCCAGCGGCGAGATCGACCCGCTTCTGCGCTCACGCATTGATCTGAAGCAGTATTATCAGGCGCTACAGACAGCGCAGAACGTCTTTATTTTGCCGCAGGGCGGCGCGAAACGTCGCGATGGCCTCAAGTTTGTTGCTGAGATACCGGCCGCAGCCGCGCCGCAAAATGGTGTTCGCGCAATACCCTTCGAGTTCAACACAACAGACAGTTATATGTTTGTGGTGGCGCATCAGAGGATTTACATCTTCAAGAACAAGGCGCTCGTTTCCAACATCAATGGCAGCGGCAACGACTACCTCGCCGTCACCGCAATCACGTCGGCAATGTTGTCGACGCTGCGTCACGCGCAATCGGCTGACACAATCATTTTCGTTCACGAGGATTTGGCTCCGCTCAAGATTGTGCGAGGCGCAACCGACGCGTCGTGGACCGTCAGCACAATTACCTTTTCCAACGTGCCGAGCCATGCCTACACGCAGACAACTTCAAACCCGGCTGCAAGCATCACGCCAGACAGCACAAGCGACAATGTCAAGATCACCGCGTCGGCGGCGGTATGGCACGAGGGCCGAACCGGCACGGCGCAAGCCGGTGGCTCGTCGACGATAACACTCGACTCTGGTGCGTCGGCGACCGACGACATCTATATTGGCGCGACGATTACTACCACCGGCGGCACGGGATCGGGGCAGACGAGAATCATTTCTGACTACGTTGGCTCGTCAAAAGTCGCAACGGTATCTGCCGCGTGGTCGACTACACCAGCGTCGGATACGACGTTTGAGGTTTCCTCGCAGGTCGGGCAATACATCAACGCGCTCGAGACGTTTGGTCGGCTCCGCATTATCGAGTTTGTCAGCTCGACCGTGGTCAAGGCGTATGCTGAGACGGCGCTGTTTGATACCGATGCGATAGCAAGCGGAGATTGGGAGCTCGAGAGCGGCTACGAAGACGCATGGTCGTCTGATCGCGGATATCCCAAAAGCCTGACATTCCACGAGGGGCGGCTTTATTTCGCCGGCACCAAGTCCCTGCCGACAACGTTCTTCGGCTCAGTCGTCAATTCGTTTTTCGATTTCGACAAAGGCGAGGGCTTGGACGATCAAAGCATCGAGGCGACGATTGTCACCGAGAGCTTGAACGCTATCGTCGATATATTTAGCGGCCGCGATCTCCAGATATTTACGACCGGCGGCGAGTTTTACGTTCCGCAGACCACGAACGAGCCAATCACGCCGGGCAATCTTGTCGTCAAAACTGCGACGCGCAACGGGGCAAAGATCGGCATCCCTGTCGTCGGTCTCGATAGCGGCACGCTGTTTATACAACGCTCCGGCAAGCAGCTTAACGAGATGCTCTTTACCGATGTCGAGCTCTCCTACACGACGAGCAACATTTCGTTGCTTTCCGGGCATCTTCTGAAAACGCCAGTCGACATGGCGATACGCCGCGCGACCTCGACCGAGGAGGCTGATCGCCTGTTTTTGGTCAACGGCGACGATGGCTCTATGAGCTGCTTCTCACTGCTTCGCGCGCAGCAAGTCGTCGCGCCCTCGAGCATTGTGACGGCTGGCCTTGAGGATAACGACGAGTTTAAGGCGGTCGCCGTTGATGTCGACACGATCTACGCGGTTGTGAAGCGTTCCCTACCGACGCAGGCGACAGCAACGATAACTGTGACTGACGCGGCAAATATCGCGGCCGGTAGCACAATCACAATTAGCGATAACGCGGGTACATCGACAACGATGACGGCGACGACCGACGATCCCGCTGGCGCGCTGTTTTTTTCTGTCGGAGGCAGTCGAACAAACAACGATGTCGCAGATAACATTGCCGTTGGTAGTGGTGGTTCGCTAGGTATCAATGCCTTGAGTGGTTTCAGCGCGCCAAATCCTGCAGCAAATGTAATTACCGTCACGCGCGCAACGGCTGGAAGCAAAAATGCGACGGTCACCAGCTCGGACTCGACCCGTTTGGCGGTGACGAATTTCACAGGCGGGTCGACCGACAAATACTATGTCGAGGTTTTCGACAATACCCTCCACACCGACAGCGCTGTCTATTCGGCCTCGGCTAGCGCTACAGGCACGGCTGCGCAACTCCCGCTTGAGCAGCTCGACGTGATTGTCGATGGCAATGTGCAAGCGCAAAAAACAAGCAACGGAAGCGGCGTTGTAACTTTTGATCGCGCCTCGACCTCAAGTTACGAAATCGGTTTGCCGTTCACCGTTACGGTCAAGACCATGCCGCTCGAACCGCGCTTGGCGTCTGGTTCAATTAAAGGTTTCAAAAAGCGCGTCTTAAAGGTCAGTGCAGAGGTTTTTGAGACGCAAGCCATGACCGTGAACGGCCAGCAAGTCGCGTTTCGGCAGTTTGGTGAAAGTGTACTCGACACGTCTGTACAGCCGTTTACCGGCGTCAAATCAATTGGCCCCCTACTCGGCTATGTCGATGAAGGCACGATCACCGTCACGCAGTCGGTGCCGTTAAATATGACGGTTCTCGCACTCGATTATCAACTAAGCGTGGGGCAATAAAAATGACGATGACCGCAATGATGGTCGCCGGAACCGTGATTTCAGCGGTCGGACAAATCCGCGCCGGGCAAGCTCAGAAGGCTATGTACAAGGCGCAAGCGCGCCAAGCTGAAATCCAAGGTCGCAGTCAGGCTATTCGCGCGCGTCAGGAGGCGCTCGCCTATCGCGAAGAAGGCATTAAGTCGCTTGAGAATACGCGCAAAAATCTAGCCACAATCAACGCGCGTGGTGCAGCGGGCGCGCTTGATCCCTTTAGCGGATCAGTCGGCAACATAATGTCGGTGAATCTCAGTGAGGGCGTGAGCGACTTCTATGCCGCGCTCGACAATGTTGCGATGGGTCGGGCCAATGAGGAGATCGCGCGTGGCGCCGCCACCTTCCAAGCAGGCATATATCGCGCTGCTGGTAGTCAGGCTATGAGCAACGCGTACTTTAATGCGGCGAAAACGGTAGTAAGTGGCGGCCAAAAAATGTATCAGGCTGGTGCGTTCTCCGGGCCAAGTAGCCAGCCGTTTTATGGCTC